GGAGCTGGTGCAGTCCATGTACAATCTGAAAATCTCAAACCTCCACCACCTCCACCACCTGAAGCATATCCTTGTGTTCCACCACCACCTGCAACAACTAAATAATCAACTGCATTGTTTGTAGGTGAGCTTGCTAATGAACTAACACTAAAACATCCTGGACCAGTGAAAGTATGAATTTTGTAATCACCACATGTTGTAATAGTTCCACCTGTTGCTGTTATAAAAGTTGCACCATAAAAACCTGCATCTGATTGTGTTGCTTTCCAACCTTGAGTTCCATCTACATATACAAAAAATACAGAAAGATTATTTGTTGATAAAGTAGCATCTGTTGCAGCAGCATCTATATTAGAACTATTTCTACCAAGTGTTACATTGTTAGTAGCAAAAGTTCCTGCATAATCTTTTATACCTACGATATCTCCAGCTGATGGTGAGGCAGGTAGTGTTACTGTGATTGCTCCAGATGTAGTGTTTACAAAATATCCATTACCAGATACTGCTGTAAACCCAGCTGTTTTAGCTGTTGTATCCCAAGTGACCGTTCCAATATTTTGGAAAACTCCTTGATCTAACATTGTAGTTCCGCACGATACTACTCCCATTATAAATCTCCTTCTATCTTAGATAAATTAATTTTAAACTTTTCTCCAGATATATTGTTTATCATAAATATATCATTTTTACCTTCTTGTAAAGTCCAATTGCCTTTAGTGCCATCTACTATATTTCCTTGATTTTTAGCTTGATTAGATAAATGTAAATCTCCAGTATATAAATTTTGCCATACTGCAGCTTGAGATCCTAAATCATAAGTATCATTAGTACCTGGTATAATATTACCTGTTATAGTAACTTCTCCAGTTATAGTAGCATTTCCACTACTTGTAAAACTTGTTACATTAACATCTCCAATGTTTGCTAAAGCATTATACATTGTAGTTCCATCAGTATAAACTAATGTTCTAGTATTTTGTTTAATTTCAACACCAGTTCCTCCAGTAGGAGCAAAATTTAAAGTATATGAACCTGAAGTATTATTAAATACTGTATAATTATTTTCTACAGCATCTGTAAATACATAAATATTTGCAGTTAATGCACCTGTAAATTCTAATACTGCATTATGTACTTGGTCATCTGTTGTAGAATCATCTGTGTTAGTTGTAGAATTATTTGATGTTAAAGTAACATTAGAATTTCCTGAAACATCAATTGATTGATAGCCTTTTATAGATGAATCAATTCTGTTAAAAACATAATTAACTAAATCACCCCAAGAACCAGAGTTTTCTCCAGCAGCTTGACGTTCTAATTTTAATCTCGATGTATAACTTGATGGCATAATTTAATAATATATAATTGTTCTCATTTGTCTAGTGTATATTGCTCCATGTTTCTGTAACATTTCCTGTAATTGGATCCCAAAATTTAAGTGTTGCAGCATTTACATTAATTTGAATACCATTAGCTGTAATAGTTCCATTTCCTGTCATTGTAATATTACCAATATTAGCATTTAATTCTTGACCTGTTATTACTGCGTTTCCTCCTTCTCCTACAGTAATTGTATTTGACACAATATTAGCCAGTTCACCTGTAATGATCATAGAAGCTGATCCTGAAATAATAGTATCTCCAATATTTGCTAATAATTCTTGACCAGTTATAGTTACTCCAGAACCTTCTGCGATAGAAATTGTATTTGATACTATATTTGCTAATTCACCAGATATAATAATATTAGATCCTGCTTGAGTAGTAATTGTATTAACACTTGGTGTTATTTCTTCACCTGTAAGAGTACCTGTAGTTGCTGAAGCTGATATAGTTTCTTCTCCTTGAGATGTGGTTAATTCTTGACCTTGAATATTTAAAAAACTAGCAAGTCCTACTGTAATATTTCCTAGATTAACATCTAAAGCAATTTCAGGACCTGTTTGAATTGTAATATTTCCATCAGCATCTATTACAATATTTCCTAAAGTTGTGGTTAATTGTTGACCTGAAATATTTATAAGTACATCAGGTGATGCTACTTCTGAAAAAGCAGATTCAGCAAAAGAAGTAAATGCTGCAAAAGCCATTATACTTCCTCTAATTTAAACTTATATTTTTTACCTGATTTATTATTAAGTAGATAAAGATCATCAGCACCCTCTTGAATAGTCCAATTACCTTTTGTGCCATCAACTACATTACCTTCAGATTTTGCTTCGTTAGATAAATGTAAGTCTCCAGTGTATAAGTTTCTCCAAACATTTCCTGATGCACCTAAGTCGTAAGTATCATTAGTACCAGGTACAACATTTCCAGTAACAGTTAAAGCAGAACCATCAAACGTCATGTTTGCTTCAGCGTTCATTGCATCTGTACCAGTTGCAGTTATAACTCTATTGTTTGCACCATTTGTCATGAAATCTGATACATCAACAGAAATTGCATCTGCAGCTACATCAATACCTGTACCTGCTCCAACATCTAAATTTATAGTTCCTGAAGTAGTAACTGTTCCACCACCAGTTAAACCAGATCCAGCAGTTACTCCTACTGAAGTAACTGTTCCAGTATTTGTAGTAAATCCAGAATCATTATTAAATCCTGAAATAGCAATATTTGCTTTTGTTAATTTTTTGTCAGCACCAACAGAATCTACAACTACGAAGAAGTCTCCATCACCATCTGCTGTAGAAGTTGTTAGTAAATTTAAATCTATTCTAGCAATAGGAACCGTTCCACTTGCTAAATCAGAAGCATCTAAATTTGTTAAGTTTGCACCACTTATAGCTGGAAGAGTTGCAGGGAATCTTGCATCAGGAACAGTTCCTGAAGATAAATTAGAAGCATTTAAAGAAGATCCATCAATGAATCCACTGTCATTATTAAATCCTGAAATAGCTATATTTCCTTTTGTTAATTTTTTTTGAGCACCAACTGAATCTACAACAGCAAAGAAATCACCATCGGTATCTGATGTTGAAGTTGTAAGTTCATTTAAATCTATTGCTAAAGTTGGAGTAGAACCTTCACCAGAAGCTGCTCCTGTAATACCTTCTCCTGCAGTAATTGAAGCTACATAGTCTCCAGTTGTATCTGTTGTTAAAGTTACTGTGTTTAATTGTGCGATTGAACCTAGACCTAAAGTCGTTCTTTGTGCTGCAGCATCCGCATCATCTAGTAAAGCTTTACCTGCAGTTGTTAAATCAAAAGTTCCTGCAGTTCCAGAACCTGTAAATTGAATACCTTTATCTGCTGCTGAAGTTAATCCTCCAATTGCAGCAAGGTCAGCATCTAATCTTGCATTAGCTACTGTTCCAGTTGATAAATTAGAAGCATTAAGATCAGTTAAATTAGAACCATTAGCTACTGGTAGTGTAGCAGGAAATCTTGCATCAGGTAAAGTTCCTGAAGCAACATTAGAAGCATTTAAATTAGTTAATTGAGCTCCAGAACCAGAAAAAGTTGTAGCACTAGCTACTCCTGAATCATTTTCTAAAACTGCTTTAGAAGCAGGTAAAGTACAAAATACATTTTTTTCTCCAGCTGAAAAATTTACTGCAGCATCACTATTTGATGATGATATAATTGTATCTCTTGATAAAGTCCCTGCTCCAACAGTTCCTATTCCTACTTCAAATTCTGTAGGAGTACTTTGATTTGTTATAGCATAATAAGTAGTATTAGAATTTCCAATTGCTGATGAAAAAGTTTCAAATCCCTCTACAGCTCCAGCTAAGGTAAAAGTACCTGTACCTGTTGTAGTAGAGGTCTCTTTGACCCTATCATTAACAGCGAATGCCATTCAAACTCCTTAGGCTATTCTAATTAAGCCATTAGTTGCGTCAGCGTTTGGAAACTGTAACTCAAATGTACCGTTAGTAGATGTTTTTACTCCACCAAAATCTAAAACTGCAATTGCTGAATTAGCATTTGTAAAATTATAGATTAATGCAGCTTGAGCTGAAATAGTTGCGTTTGCAAAAGAAACGTTATCAGCATCAAAAATAGCAGTTGTTCCATCAGTTGTAATAGTAACACCAGTTAGTGTTGCACCGCCAATTGTATAATTAGCAGTAATATATGTAGCAGTGTTTTGGTTAAGAGTTGCAGTGTTGTCGTAAAGTGCGCATTTTAATGTAGCTGATTCTAAGTTTGCACCAGGCGACATTAAGTCTTGTTTAAACGACACTGTTATCGCTTGTTCTATTGCCATGTTTATTGTCCTCCAGTTAATGTGTTTTCGCCTAGTGGACTACCTGGAAACTTGTAGTCAGTTCTTCTGTTTCTACGAGCTTCATTATTAATAGCAGCCACACTTTCGACATACTTTTGTTTATATATATTATAGTCTTCCATGTTCTTTGTAAAGAGATTTGCTTCAGATAAACAACCATATAAAAGAGCATCAGAAGCATTTTCTGTATACCAATTAGTAGTATTAGTATTTGATAATGGATTAATTCTTCCTTGATAACCTAACTCCATAGTATATACAGCATTTGGTGTAGGTGCTAAATATAGTGTAGTATCATTAAAATTAGCAAAATATCTAGGTTGTGCTGTCAAAGAAGAATCAGGCCAATATTCTTGTAAATATTCTAATGGTTTAATTTCTAAAAAAACTCTATTATTATCACTATCAATTATATTTAAATAATTTAAAAGCATAGGTTCAATTGCTGATGGTAAAGTAATAAATCTATCTCCTACAGAAGTAGAAGAAGTTACATTTTGATTAAATCCAGTAGGATCTATTTCTCTAGAAAGTTTTTGTTGAGTATTACCAATAAAGGTATCTAATTGTGCTGTAAAATCAGTTCCTGTATTTTCTGCCCAAACTTGAATATCATTCTTTAGGCTGCTGTATGTCATTGGCATTTGGCTCTACTCCTTCAATTTTAAATTTAGTCCATACATGACCTTTAAATGCATATGTACCATAATGAGTTAAAGGACTATGTAAGTCAGCATATATCTTTCCACCGATTTTTTGCCATAATCTGCAAAAAGCATAATCTTCTGATAAATATCTATTACTTTTTTCATCAATAATACAGTCAAAAAATGCATAACAATTATCACTATTAAATCTTTCATTATTTATAATTTGATCAGAGGTATATTTAAGATTAGGATATGCTTCTATCATTTTATAAAATACTTCTTTTTTTATACACATAAAACCAGTTGCAGCGTCCATTACTTCTGTAAAACCATTAGTTACTGTAATATTTAAAGGATTGGCAAAATTTAAATTATATCCTAAAGCTTTTTGTTCTAAATTTTCATAATCACCTTTTTCAACATACGATTTTACAGTATTCCAATCTACTGATTTTCTAGGATATATTCCACAAGCAACATCATAATCACTATTCAATAATCTCCACAATGATTCTCCACCAAAACCTATATCACTATCTATAAACATTAAATGAGTAAATTTATTTGGATCTTTTTTATCAGCTTCTAAAAATTGAGTTACTAAAGTATTTCTAGCTCTTGTAATTAAACTTTCATTACCCATAGTATTTAAATGTAATTCAAATCCTTTTTTATTTGCAACAGATATTGAATTTAAAATACCATGTAAATATGCTTCTGTTAATTGACCGCCATAACAAGGAGTTGCGATCATAACTCCTAATTTTTTTTTATCTATCATGTAGACACTGTAACACTTCCTACAGCAGTTGATAACAAATTTGTGCTTGCTTGTGCAACACCTACATTAGAAACAGATCCTGATGTAGAAGGATATATTACAGTAATTTGATTTGGAACACCTCCAGTAGCTGATAAATTAGCTTGAGGTCTAGCATTTTCTAAAGATTGTGCATCTGTAAAATATGTTAAATCTAATTGTGGTTGTTTTTTTTCAAATTCTGATATATGAACGAAACTTCCATTCCATTCAAATACCATTTCATTATATGGAAATTCTAAACCTGAACGATCAGATATAGCTAAAGCATATTTACCACCAGAAAATTTAGTATGTGGTGCTCTATGAGGTTTATTACTTCTATCTGCAAATCTAGCCATTAATTATAATAACTCGTACTAGGTAATATTCTAGTAGATGGTGAGTCATCTCCTGCTATTAATCTTTCATACGCTTGTTCATAATCTAATTTTAATTCAGCTCTAGTTGCTTGATCTATACCAGTTCTTTTTTTAGATAAATAATAAGCAAGACCAGCACACATACATTCAAAAGCTCTAAATGGTATATCAATATTTTGTTCTACTCCATTAACAGTAGAAGCTGTAATATCTTGTATCTTTCTCATTCTATAATATCTTAATGTGTAAGCTTGATCAGGTGTTGGATAAATTAAAACTTGTGGAGTATTTAATCTTTGTAAATAAAATTGAGTTGGTCTAGATTGAGAAGTTTTATTTGATATAGCAGCATAATCATTAACACCTAAACGTGTCATTGAATATTCAGTGCTTCCATCTAAAATATTTGCATTAATAATATCTATTGTATCATAATCAAGTACATAAGTATTAGTACCTTGAGTTAATGATAAATCTTTTAATTCAACTGTCCATTGATTATAACCACGATTAGCCCAATCACTAAACATAATATTTAAACTACGTCTAGCTGACCTTACATCATATCCTAAAATAGGATCACCTCCTATTCTATCATACGCTTCTTGTATAACATCATTAACTGTTAAATTAAATGTTGCTGTTCCTGATGTTGCCATAAATTATCCTTATGCGTGAAATAATGTAACACCTTGAATAGTAGATACATTAGCACCTGCAATCGTTGCTGAAACTTGACAATTTGTATTAAACTTAACACCTTCTTCTGGAAGATTTAATTGAAAAGTAGATGCTCCAGCATCAA